CCCCCGGGAATTGAACCCGGGCCTCTTTCGAGGGCAAACCTGCAAGCTCCAAAACAGTTTTCTTGAGCGGAGTCTGATAACTCCCACCAACTTTATGAGTTTGGTTCCTCAGGTTAACTTTATGTTGCAGTACAATAGTCTCCCACCCCCCAGGTAATCACCCACTATCTAAAACGCGTGGGTTGGTAAGGATGCAACTCTACCTATGGTGTGGACTGGTAACCCAGTCGACCACTGAGTGGTCTAGAAACACATCCGAAAGGATAGCCACAAGGCCTGGATATGGTTAAAACCATAACTGGTGCAAGATTGGGAATGCTAAATGGTACCGGCGGCCAGAGAGGAGAGAAAGACTCCAGAGACCAAAGGGAGAGTATAGATACACCCAACCCTCCAGCTTATGGGGGTCTTAACCCCACCTAACGACACCACCTAAGGGTAGAACCATTATACGTAACGGGGAAGGACCGGTGTAACAACCGCGCCTGAAACTTACGAGGAAACCTTACCTCCGACCTGCTCCCTCCCGAAAGGGAAAAGAGGGATCGAAGCTGTCTATGTCTCTTCTTTACCCAAAGCGGAGGCAGAAAACAGACCTTTACACCATAATTTTACAAACATGCTTAACTTTATTTCAAGTTTCCACACGTCTGCTCCATTAATGGCTTTACGGACCCATCGTCTATTTCCGAAAGTTGATTGGGAGAGAATCGAAGCAGGCAACTACGCTGTAGTTGATCCAGTTAACCCAGGTGTAATCTTGTACCTTTCGGAGCAAGACTACATTGTTATGGTACGGGTCGCTATTACCTCTAATAGAACATTAAAAGTTTTAGCGGTTCCCGGCGACTCTCCTAGTGTTAGCCCCTCTTCTGATTCATCTTCTGACCCATCTCAAAATTCCCCCTCTCACATCAATAATATTAATGTGCCTTTTATGGCAGGTACCGTAAGTGGTACTGAGAGACGTCGGTTACAAACCCTTTTCTCATCTCCAATCCAACCTTTTCTTCAAAAGATTAGGGAGCGGATAGATGGTAAGTCCGTCATGGTGAAAACTTCGATGGTTCAGCTCTTTCGCAGAAATGCAAGAGCCTGGTTCAACCAATGGTATAACCTTTTATCATGGTGGACCAGAGGTACTCGGAATTCCACTGTCGCAACGACAGAACGTAATACGTTCGGCCTTTGGGTGGTCCAGATCCTGAGACACAATGGAGCGTCGCACTTGATTGCCCGGTTTAAGATTATGCTCTTCGTCCTCAACTCATTCCTGAGTGGGAAGAAACTAGCAAGCACTCAAAACCTAGGTTTTCGAATGCGCTTGTCCAATGGTTTACCCACCAGAATCCCTCGTATTGCGAGAGAGTACATTAGAATCGGACACGTCCGATACATCCATATTTGGACTTCTGTGCTCTTCGCTTACAAAGGTTTGCTAGGTGAGTGGATGGAGCCCAACCTAGTAGAATCGAGTATTACCCAGGAACATCCAAACTTTAAAGGGAACGATGATTTCTCATCATTCCAACAAAACTTTAGTACTCTCTTCTGGTATAATATTATTGTACCACTGGGAATAAAACAATTCGATCCTCGCGTTCGAAACGCATTCTTTACAACACATGCTGGACCTAATAGTCCAATTTCAATACTCGGAGCTGGTCTTGATGCCTTTCTTTGGTTTTGCTGTGATGCAAATACCCTTCAGACACAGACCACTGAAGCGGAGGCTTTGATACCTGATATTAAACAGGTGCCTGCCACAGAGAAACTCCGGCATATCCGAGAACACATTGGGGTACCATACAATATGGTGAAAGAATGGCTCCTTGCAACAGGTCAAAATGACCTGTTACTGTCTTTTCGAAAGACGGCGAAGATGTTTAAAATGTCTTACCTCCTCTCATATCAGGTAATGCCCCACTACGATGTAGTAGGAAAGGCGAAATTATCCTCAACTATGCCGCTGATGTTGACTAACATTGGGTCCAAGATCCTTGGGTTATCCCTTGGAGTTCTTAAGACGAACAAGTTAGTTCTTCAGCGTCTTCATAACCTGTATGAAGCCGCCGGAAAGGTCCGTACGATAGCAATAGTCGATTATTGGACTAATTTCATCCTCAAACCTCTCCATGATTGGATGTTTGACATATTGAGAGCTTTACCCCAGGATGCAACTTTTGACCAGGAAGGAAAAGTACGCGAGTTCGCTAGCAGAGGATACAGTGTGATTTATTCACTCGACCTTAAGTCGGCTACGGATACTATTCCGTTAGCGCTGTACCGTGCCCTCTTCAGTTGGGTTCTCCCAGCTAAGATACTCGATCTTTGGATCGATCTACTAGTTAATCGGGATTTTGCAACCCCGATTTCGATGCGGAAAAAGTACCCTGAAGCCAACACTCAAATTAGATATCGCACTGGGCAACCAATGGGAGCTCTTACAAGCTGGGCGAGTATGGCGCTGGTGCACCATGCACTAGTGCTATTCGCAGCCGCAAACACTGGAGTAATCCGGGGTTCTGCGCTTCTCTCCTTCCTCGACTATTTGGTCTTGGGAGACGATGTTGTAATAGCCAACCGCCTTGTGGCGGAAGAGTACATTAGATTATGTGCTTCCCTCGGTATCAAGATTGGGTTGAACAAATCCTTCATTTCCGAAAACGGCTTCTTCAACTTTGCGAACCAGAGTTTCCAGGGCACATTAAATGTGTCACCTCTTTCCATGAAGGAAGAGGCCCAGATTACATCATTACCTGCACGTGCTGAATTAGCATTGCGGGCGATACGTCGTGGGTGGAGATCTGTAACTAGCAACGCTTGGTTAGCCTCGGTCTTGAAGCTCTTTGTAAACATTGAGCAGTGGGACCGGTTCGTGAAACCATTTATGGAAACACGAACTATGGGCCCTGCCATTGCTTGGGTTTTAAGTATCCTATTGATGCCTGGCACAACGCGCTTGGCGTTCGCAGGTTTCGATAGCATCCCATTAGAGAGCTTCTTTGGTGCAATTGCACGTAAAAGAGGTATTCTCTGGGGCTCGAAAGTGGATGACTTACCGTTGCTCGTAAGAGCTTCGGAAAAACTTGCCTTGATTAGTATCATCGACAAGTGGGTCAATACGATATACAGCGATTTCCTACGGAACCGTGAACGGCTCGAGGTATTTAACGATTGGGTTTCCCAAATCGTATCGCCTGATATCGAATGGCTGCTGAAGCGAGTTTTCGCGGAAGCGCGGCAAGAGGCCTTCTCAAAATGGACTACGGAATACCGTATGCCACTCAAAAAGATCCAAGTCTCCACCAGAATGCCAAATTTTGACATCCATGATGTTGAAATAGGATCTGGAATGTCCTGGACTGAACTTTATAAGTTCATTTCCCAGGCAGAGAAAGCGTTACCACAGATTCCGGATTTCCTCCAGCATACCATTGAGGTATTGACTGCGCTGGCAGGGGGGGCTGATCTTTCAGCAACCCAGCAGAAGAGAGCCTTAGCCGCTTTCATACGACTAACCAATATCATAGGGATGGTAGATCACTTAGGGTCCTTTGTGACTCCTGGTACCGTAGTACCTGGGACTGATTTTGATCATGATCCCATACTCTTGGAGACCGACTTTGTCGAATTCCTTGAGGAAAGAAAATCACCCTAGTCCTAGTGCTAACAATCACTATGGTGGAGTATCAGTACTTCCAGTTTAACTGAAATTACTGTTTTTGGCCGCGCATCTGCGGTGGTTGCAAAACCAAGGACG